TTGACCCCTCAGGCAACGTGGAACAGCGTTGGCAACCTCTACTACGATGAAGGTCTTCTGCTTGTGAAGAGCCCTCACCTGTACTTCTTCGGCCAAGAACAGTACAGTTTGAACTTCCGAGGTGAGCAGCACGTTCATGTGATGAAGATCGATGTGATCGCTCCTAACAACCAGCTGAACTCATCCAGCAATCCCAACTACCTGTCGCTTCCTCCCAACGGGTACCCGAACGATCCTGAGAGCACGTTCGTCTACATCACCGGCATCAACTTCCACGACACTGACATGAACGTGGTGATGAAGACGACGCTGGCACAACCCATCATGAAGCGCCCGGGCTCACGAATCATGTTCAAGGTACGTTACGATTTCTAGGCGATGCTGATCAAGATCAAAAAGAAACGTCGTCGAAGGTCCCACTACCACACCGGCGTGTACCTTTCGACGAAGACTGGTCAGTCTTGCAAGTACAGGAGCGGGTGGGAGCTTCTCTACATGGGTTGGCTCGACTCTTGCGATGACGTTACGACCTGGTCGTACGAGAGCGTGATCATCCCGTATGTCAGTAACATCAAGTCGAAGAAGATGAGGAAGTATTTCCCTGATTTTCTGGTCGAACGTAAGGACGGTCACATCGAGTTGGTCGAGATCAAACCTTCCAAGCGCGTGCACCAGGTCAAGGTACATAAGAAGCTGATGGCTGCAGGGGACCATTGTCGTGCCCACGGTTGGACGATGGTAATAATCACTGAGCTGGAATTGAAGGGTCTAGGTCTTCTGTAGAAGAGTTTTACAGGAGCCTCGTGAGGGCCAACCATCTGTCATGACGATCATTCTGGGCTTAGATGTGAGCACGAGTTGCACGGGGTTGTGCCTAGTTGAATCGTCTAGAGCGCCCGATGACAAAGGAAGTCACATCCTCCTGCTTGACAGGATCGAGTTCAAGTGCTGCAGGACGTTTTGGGAGAAGGCAGACGCTGTTTCTGCGTACTTGAGTTCATTGCAGGGGAATGGTAGGTTGGGTGGTTACAGCGATTCGTTTCGTATTGTCGTCGAAGAACCCTTGATGGGCTTCCGCACCGGTATGTCATCCGCTCAGACGATCACGCAGCTGATGAGGTTCAACGGCATCGTCAGTTACATCGCTCGTGATGTGTTCAAGGTCGAACCTGAGTACGTGGGCTCTGCTCACGCCAGGAAGCTCTGCGGTATCAAGTTGCAGCAGACCAAGATCGGTGGACCTCAGAAGGAACAGGTCTTCGCTCACATGGCGATCAACGATCTGAAACATGTCACGTGGCCCACGAAGAAGAACGGTGCGATAGTTGACTGGTCACGTGATGCATGCGATGCTTACGTCATCGCTCGGGCTGCGATGGTGAACGGACCGTTCGTACCTCCCGTGAAGAAGAACAAGAAGAAGGTCGTTTGACCATCGAACAAGCGTGTAGTACCGTTTGCTACGGTGCCTACGCTAACTGAGCAGATTCGTTTCATAGAGAGCGTGTTCGGTTCTGGGCGCTTGTCGCGCAACAGCAGGAACTTTGACGTCAAGTGTCCCATCTGCGATCCCAAGGATCCAAGCAAGAAGAAGCTCTCCGTTCTGCTACCTGAGGGGATGAATCACTGTTGGGCTTGCGGATGGCGTGCGTTCACGTTAGCTCCGTTGATCCGCAAGTACGGGACGAGAGAGCAACTGGCAGACTACCGTGACAGGTTCATGCCTGAGTCTGCTCGCAATTACTTCAACATTGAAGATCCGAATGCGTCAGCTGCGCAGAAGCTAACATTACCCAGCGATTTCAGGTTGCTCGCCACCGCGACAACGTCAGATCCAGACGTCTTTGCGATCAGAAGGTACCTGCTTGATCGCGGTGTGACAGATCGTGATCTGTGGTTCTACAAGCTCGGTTACAGCAATGAGTTCATCTGGCGCCGCCGGGTGATGATCCCGTCGTTTGATGCTAGCGGCGATCTGAACCTCTACGTGGGAAGGACGATCGACAGGTTCAGGAAGCCCAAGGCGTTGATGCCCGACGGTGATCGAAAGCACGTCATCTTCAATGAGATCAACGTTGACTGGTCGCGTCGAATAGTGCTATGCGAAGGTCCTTTTGACATGATGAAGTGCGGTGATAACGCAATTCCCATGCTGGGAAGCGACCTCAATGAAGAGGGTGCGCTCTTCAACATGATCATTGCAAACGGAACGCCGGTCGCTCTTGCGATGGACGCCGACATGAAAGCGACGAAGATGCCCCGGGTTGCGAAGAAGCTATCTGACTACAACGTTGATGTGATGATCGTAGATGTTCCCACTGACCCAGGCGACATGTGCAAGCAAGAGTTCAAGGATGCTCTAGCTGCTGCTCGACCGTTTGAATGGCACAGGACGTTCTTGGACAAGCTGGAGCGCGCTGCGAGGATGGCGTTGTAATTGCCGTTCTTGTACAGCTACAACATTCTGCAATACAGTATAAGCGGTACCCTACATGCTCAGGATCGCTCACATTGCAGACGCACATGTGCGAAATTTAACTCGTCATGATGAATTCCGTGAAGTCTTCCTTGATTTCGTGGAAAAGTGCAAAGCTCAACGGATCGAGCACATCTTCATCGCAGGTGATAGCTTCCACACGAAGACCTCTGGTATGTCGCCAGAGTGCATCAATTTCATGTGTTGGTGGTTCACGCTGCTAGCGTCCGTCGCAAAGGTGCATGTCATGCTTGGGAACCATGACTTCAACCTGACCAACAAGTCCAGACAAGATGCGATCTCACCCATCATAGAAGCGTTGAACAATCCAAAGATCGTCCTCTACAAGGTCAGCGGTACATACGAGATGGCTCCTGGCTACACGCTCGGCGTCTTCAGCCTGTACGATCCAGAGAGTTGGGTCAACGTCAAACCCATCCCGGGGACTGTGAACATTGCGTGTTACCATGGACCGGTGAAGGGTGCGATGACCGAAGCTGATTGGATGATAGAGGAAGGTATCACCGTTGATTTCTTCAAGGAATGGGACGTGTGCATGCTCGGTGACATACATCGTTTGCAGTTCCTCTCAGCCAGAAGCGTTGAGATCACCATCGATGAAGACGATCTTACGAAGTACCCAGGTGCAGAGGTGATCGGATGAGCAAGAAGATCAAGGTTCGCACTCAACGTCCGTGGATCGGGTACCCAGGATCTGTGCTGCAGCAGAACTATGCTGAGGATGTTACGCACGGTTACTTGCTTTGGGACATCGAAGATCGCAACAATTTTGACGTCAAGTTCCAAGAACTACCTAACCCAAAACCGTTCGTAACGATCGACTGGCAGGGTTCAGTCGACCAAACGTTGGTCGAGGCGTCGAAGCACCCACGTGGTGGACGGTTCAGGATCAAGAACAACGATGTCCTCACGCAGAAAGAGGTCATGCAGCTCACGTCGCGCCTCCATCAGGACATGAAAGCGATCGAGGTGACGTTCAAGAACGAGCACCAGGTGAATCGTAACGTGATCAACGCGGGCAGCGTGATGATCGCCAAGGAGGATCTACGCAGCGTTGAGATCCTCATGAAGCTCTTGAAGGAGTACCATCGGGAAGGGAACATCGATGATTGTGAATGGGATGCAGTTCAGGAGCAGGTAGCAACGTACCTCCAGAAGGTGCTTGATTCTGACGACGTTGTTCGTAACACGAAGTGGATGCTGAAGTACCTGAAGTTCGACAACACGTTCACGTACGGTTCTGAAAATGTGATCAATTTTGAGAACTTGCAAGGAATAGTGGGCATCTTTGGCCCTAACAAGTCAGGAAAGTCATCCATCGTCGGCACGATCATGTACGCGTTGTTCAACGCCACTGATCGTGGAAGCATCAAGAACCTCAGCGTTGTGAACATCAGGCAACCTTACTGCTACAGCAACGCGATCGTTGATGTCAACGGTACGAACTACGTCATCGAACGTCAGACGACGAAGTACGAGTCAAAGAAGGGGATCGTCCACGCTGGGACGGCGTTGAACGTCCTCAAGATCGATGAGAACGGTAACACCATCGATTTGAACGGGTTGGATCGCAATGACACTGAGAAGGTCGTCAGGAACCTCATCGGCAACGCAGAAGACTGCTTGCTTACGTCAGTCGCCGCGCAGAACGATGTCAACCTGTTCATCAACCAGGGTACGTCTCAACGTCGTAAGATCCTGTCACGTTTCCTTGACCTTGACATCTTTGACAGGATGTACGAGCTAGCAAAGAACGACGTCAACCTCAGCAAGGGTGCGTTGAAGAACTTTCCGGACAGGGATTGGGCTGCGATTGCTCGTGTGTTCGATAAGCAGTTCGCTCTTCATGCTGATGACATCAAAGAGAAAGACAACCTCCTTCACGATGCCAACCAGCGGCTTCACGAGCTACGTGCTCAGCTCGCCGCGTTCAAGGATTTCAGCCCTGTCACGAAGACTCAGTTGGAAGATCAACAGCGTCGCGTCAAAGCGTTAGAGGACAAGCTGCACGCTACTCATGATGCGCTTCAAGCCACGCGGAAGAACCTTGACAGCATGACCAACAAGGTGAACTCGATCGAGCTGGTGTGCGAAGAGCACGATCTCATCGATTTGAAACGACGCCTTGAAGCATGCAGAACGCTTGAATCAACTTTTGAGAGCCTCAAGCATGCTCATACGCAAGATTCAACGATGTTGAAGCAGCAGGAAAGATCGTTGAAGATCCTTGATGATGTTCCTTGCGGCGATTCGTTCCCAACGTGTAAGTTCATCGGTGATGCGTTCAAGAACAAGGGAAAGATCGACCAGCAACGTGAACGTACGCAGAAAGCCCTTGACAAGCTTCAGAAGGCTGAGGTCGCTTTGAACGATCTCAAGAAGGAAGGTCTGGCTGACAAAGTAAGCAAGGTTGAGCAACTGTTGGATGCAGCCTCAAAGCTGAGGATCAGCATGTCGAACAAAACGGTAGAGCTGGTGAAGCTAGAGAACGTAGCTGCTGATCTTGCTTCCGATGTTGAGATTGCTCGACAACGCTTGCTAGACCTCAGTGAGGCGTTGAAGAACGAAGAGAACGTCGAGGTCATCTCCCTCAGGAATTCCCTCGATGAAACTCAAAAGTTGGTCAAGACGCTTGACGTTGATCGTTTGAGACTTGCGTCAGAAGTTGGCAGGTTGCAATCTGATCAAGCGAAGATGCAGGTTGATCGTGCCCAGCGGCAGGAACTTTTGCAGGTCATGAAGGCGCATGACCTCATAGCGCAAGCGTTCTCTCGCAAAGGAATTCCTAGCTTGATCGTTGCATCACAGTTGCCTCTCATCAACGCTGAGATTTCAAAGATCCTGAACGGGATCGTGAACTTCAACATTGAACTTGAACAAGACGATGATAGCGACTCCATGGAGGTGTACATCGATGATGAAGATGGTAAGCGGATCATCGAGGTTGCTAGCGGAATGGAGAAGACGATCGCATCGATCGCTATTCGAGTTGCTCTCACGAACGTTTCATCGTTGCCGAAACCTGACATGTTCATCATCGATGAGAGCTTTGGACCTCTCGACCCACCCAGCATTGAGGCGTGCAATCGTCTGCTTGTGTCGTTGAAGAGGTACTTTCGTTGTCTGATCGTCATCTCTCATGTTGATGGCATCAAAGACGTTGCAGATTGCATCATTGAGATCACCAAGGTTGGGAACGATGCCATGGTGGTGTACAATGATTCATGGCCCAAAGATCGTACCTTAAAGATCGGCTGATAGAAGAGCAACCTGAAGGGTTCGTTGTCATCGTACCCGTTGACATGGACCCTCCCGTACCTTTGCTGTGCACCTTGTGCGCGCACGTCATGCGTTCACACGATGATGAAATTTCTCATAGCGAATTTGGTTGTTGCGCTCGCTGTGCTCGCCTATGGGCCCAAGCCAGGCGACAATCATGGAGGGATGGTTGGCGACCCACTTCAATGCAGGTAGAGATTGCTGAGCGTGATCGTGTTCCGCTGACGCTCGTCTTTGACATCGACTAGTCCTTGACAGTCACCATAGTTAGATGAGGAGTTCCATCACCATGGCAGACATCGACTACAATGCGCTTGGACAGTCTATCGACACGACGTGGGGACGTTCTTCAACGCCCAAGACGTCATCGTACTCTGTCAAGCTATCAATGCTTGGAACTGATCGATTGCTAGCTTCGTACGGTGTGTTGGTCAATTTTGGCACCGAACGACAGATGATCGAGATGAAGCGAATGTACGAAGAGGAAGCAAACTCCGTGCTCGCCGCTACGATGAAGGCGATCAAGACGAACTACAAGGAACTTTGCGGTGAGAGCTTCACTGCGAAGGAACTGTCACGTTCTGACAACCTCGAGATCGTTGGGCTTAACGTTCACAACGCTCGTCGTCAAGCGTACTACCGATGTCGGAAAGTTTATGAGTTGGGTTGATGTCGGAAGTTGCCAAGACCGGTCTCTCTAGGGCAGAACAGGTCAAAGAAATAATCAAATGTGGTAAGGATCCAGTCTACTTCATCAAGAAGTACGTAAAGATCCAGCACCCTACCCGTGGTACCATTGAGTTCAAGACGTACCCATTTCAAGATGTTTGCGTCAATGAGTTTGAAGCGCATCGTTTGAACATCGTCCTGAAGTCAAGGCAGTTGGGATTGTCAACCTTGTGTGCAGCCTACGCTACCTGGATGGCGATTTTTCACAAGGATAAGAGCATCCTTGTCATCGCTACGAAGCTTCCGACGGCAATGAACTTCATCAAGAAGGTCAAGGTCGCGTTGACAGGCTTACCACCTTGGTTGATCCTCCCGAAGTTCGATCCCACGAAGCAGTGCATTTCGTTCAACAATGGTTCACAGATCATGGCGATCCCGACGTCAGACGACGCAGGTCGTTCTGAGGCATTGTCACTTCTGATCGTTGACGAAGCTGCGTTCATTCGAGACTTTGAGAACATCTGGACGGGACTAGCCCCCACGTTCTCAACCGGTGGAAATGCTATCATCCTGTCAACGCCTTGCGGCATCGGTGGTCAGTACTACAGGATGTGGACTGAAGCTGAAGCGGGACAGAATGACTTTCACCCGATCAGGTTACCTTGGGACGTTCACCCTGAGCACGATCAAGCATGGTTTGAGAAAGAATCACGAGCGTTACCTCGGCGTCGAGTTGCGCAAGAGTACCTGTGCGACTTTGCAACGTCAGGAGATACGTTCTTACAACCGAACGATCTAGAAGAGCTACGAGCTCACATCCAGGATCCGTCAGAAAAGACCGGTCCCGGGAACAACATTTGGGTATGGTCACCTCCCATGCCAGGTCACAACTACGTCATCTCTGCTGACGTATCACGTGGTGATGCGCATGATTACTCTGCCTTTCACGTCATTGACATGGAGGATTGTGAAGTTTCCGCTGAGTACATGGGGAAGATGCCTCCTGAGAAGCTAGCAGACGTGCTTGCAGAGTGGGGGAAGAAGTACAACAATGCCCTGATCTCACCCGAGAACAACACGTTTGGTTACTTCGTCAACACAAAACTGCGTGATGCGTTGAACTACAAGCGGCTCTACTACTCCACCAACAAGGGTGATCCCTTCAACTACATCCCAATAGATCCCAATGAACTGCCGGGATTCCCAACGAACCAAAAAACGCGCGTTCAGATCTTGACGAAGCTTGAAGAGCTGATTCGTAACAAGACGTTGAAGACGTACTCACGTCGTTTGTACGATCAGCTGCTAGCGTTCGTGTGGAATGGAAACAAGCCGTCCGCAGGCAAGGACAGCTACGACGATCTGATCATGAGTTTGGCGATCGGATGCTGGATGGTCGAAGGAAATTCCGGGTTGAGTGAGAACGTCATCGCGATGTCGTATGCGATCTTGAACGCAACGAAAGTTCACAGCAAGGACATAAACCAGATGCCCGGGAACGTCAACGAGGCGCAACCGTTGGTCAATCCCAACATCAAGGGTGTCAATGCTTTCAGCGTGTACCGCCCTCGCGATCCTTCGCAGGTCGCGCCGCACAGTCCCATGCTGAAAGACGTCGCGGACTTCCGGTGGCTATACTGAAGAATGAGTGAATACTTAGGACGAAGAGGGTTGCATACATGATCAAGCAGCACATCAGCCTACCCAGGCTACGAGAGATCATCAAGGACGAGCTCAATGAAGCTGTCGATCACAAGAGCATCAACTCGATCGTCGGTGTGGCTAGCAAGCTCCTCGCGGCGCTTGAAGGGTTCAAGGATAAGGCACCTCCCTCTGCGATCAACGCAGTCACACCGCACCTGACAGAACTTGCGAAGATGCTTGAGAACATGGTGTCGAACCCTGGCAGCTACGTTCCACAGCCCAAGAAGGAACCGCAACACGTATCGCTGAAAGCCACCAAGAAGATCGGCTAAGTTACGAACAACAACGATTGTTGTAGAATAAGGATGCCCTGACTGAATGGAGGGGCGAGAACATGGCCAAGAACCAACCTAAAAGCCTTTTCAGGCGCCTCACACGGCTTTTCAGATCAGGACCGATTGTCAAGCGTAAGATTCGCGCTCTTGACACAACGATCGCTATCGCTGACAAGACGAAGAGCTCTGGCACGTTGCTGTTTCAGAAGTCGCTTTCTCCTACGTACGCTACGATAACGTCGAATGCGTATAACCTGAGCGAGCGCTTGATGCGCTACCAGGATTTTCAGGAGATGGAGTATTCACTTGCGAAATCAACTCTCATCGCAACGCCTGACGGTTTCAAGACCATCGGTGAGCTAGCTGCAGAGTGCTCTGCCGACCCTGACAAGACATTCATCGTCTACTCCTACGACCACGAGAAGCGCCAGATTGTCCCCGCTCTTGGCAAGCAAGCTCGCCAGACTTGCGTTGATCATGCCTGGAAGGTGACGTTCGACAATGGCAAGTCGATTACGTTGAGCGCTGAGCACCGCCTGATGTTGCGAGACGGCACATATCGCAAAGCAAAGGACCTGCAGCCCGGCGATGCCATGATGCCCTTCTACCGCAAGGACCTGTTTGCAGGAGCCGAAGAGGGCACCAAGGGCTACTCGTGGGTCTACACGATGGATGACAAGTTCCGTGGCTGGACCAAGGAACACCAGCTGATCGCGGAGTGGGTCGCAGGTCGTGAGCTGACCGAGGACGAGTGTGTCCATCATGTCAACTTCGTCAAGACCGACAACAAGCCTGAGAACTTGCGGATCATGACGAAGAGCGCGCACAGCTCGTACCATGCTACGCTCAACAATGCAGTGAAGTGGGCGCCTGAGAATCACGTGTGGATCGAGGAGTTTAAGCGTCGCCACTCTGAGTGGATGAAGCAGCACAATCCTGCCGAGAGAAGGGACGTCACCTTCCCACGCATCCTCGAAGTCGCTGATCAGATCGGTTTCAACTTGCCACGCTTGGCGGCTGCGTTCGATACCGACGCCAATGTCATCAAGCGTCGACTGCGAGCCAACGGCTTCGCTGACTTTGAGACTTTTGCACGAGCGTATTCTCCTGGCTGGCAGAACGGTGGCTGGGACAACGCGGGAGACAAGAACC